AGAACAAAACAAAATTTATACATCATGTCAGCAAGAAAAGAGGAGAATGGTTATGACATCGAAAGTTTGGGATAAGCAGCACGGCGGGAGTCACTATCAAAAATATAAAATACAGCCAAGTAAGTTTGTGGTTGAGAATGAGTTGTTATATCCTGAAGGTTGTGCTATAAAATATATCATCAGACATCGTGATAAAGGAAAGAAACAAGATTTATTGAAAGCAATACACTTTATAGAAATGATTATTGAAAGGGACTATAATGAAAATTCCTAAGTTTGAAGCACAAACAGAATGGGTCAAACCTACAGAGTTTCCTGACTTACGTCATGTAGATGAAATAGCAATTGACCTAGAAACAAAAGATCCAGACTTATTAAAGAAAGGATCGGGTTCTGTTATCGGTAATGGTGAGGTTATTGGTATTGCTGTTGCAACAAAACATTTCAAAGGATACTTTCCGATTGCACACGAAGGTGGTGGTAACATGGATAAGAAACGAGTCTTATCTTGGTTAAAAGATATTTTAGAATCACAAGCAACAAAAGTTTTTCACAATGCAATTTATGATGTGTGTTGGTTACGGGCAATGGGATTTAAAATAAATGGTGACATTGCATGTACAATGATAGCTGCAGCGTTGACTGATGAGAATAGATTTAGATATGATTTAAATAGTTTGTCATGGCATTATCTTGGTTATGGTAAGAACGAAGCTGCACTTGCAGAAGCTGCAGAAGAGTGGGGTATAGATCCAAAATCAGAAATGTATAAATTACCTGCAATGCATGTTGGTGCATATGCTGAGCGTGATGCTGAAGTTACACTAGGACTTTGGCAAGAGATGAAAAAAGAAATTATTAACCAAGACTTAGAAGATATATTTGATTTAGAATCTGATCTGTTTCATTGCCTGGTGGACATGAGATTCAAAGGTGTACGTGTAGATATAGAACGTGCACATAAAATGAAAAAAGAATTAATCGCACAAGAGCGGGAACTATTACATAAGATAAAAGGTGAAACAAATATTGATACGCAGATCTGGGCTGCAAGATCTATTGCAAATGTATTTGATGTATTGAGATTAGAATATCCACGTACAGAAAAAACTGCATCACCATCTTTTACAAAAAATTTCTTACAAGAACACAATCATCCTGTTGTTAAAATGATTGCACAAGCAAGAGAGATAAACAAAGCACACACAACCTTTTTAGATTCTATTCTACGTTACGAACATAACGGAAGAATACATGCAGAAATAAATCAATTACGTAATGCTGGGGGTGGCACGGTAACTGGTAGGTTTTCCTACCAGAACCCGAATCTACAGCAGATACCGGCTAGAAATAAAGATCTTGGACCTAAGATTAGGTCATTATTTATACCCGAGGACGGCCATAGATGGGGTGTATTTGACTATTCTCAACAAGAGCCTAGGTTGGTAGTGCATTATGCATCTTTATATAAACTACCCTCTGTATACGATGTTGTTGATTCTTACAGCAATGACTCTAGCGCAGACTTTCACCAAACCGTTGCAGATATGGCGGACATACCAAGAAGTCAAGCAAAGACTATTAACCTTGGTCTATTCTATGGTATGGGTAAAGCTAAACTACAGGCAGAGCTTGGTGTAACAAAAGACAAAGCTGCAGATTTATTTAATACATATCACTCACGTGTACCATTTGTAAAACAACTTATGGAGAAAGCATCTAACAGAGCACAAGATCGTGGACAGATACGTACTCTGCTGGGTAGACTATGCAGGTTTCATCTATGGGAACCGAATCAGTTTGGTATGCACAAAGCATTGCCTCATGAAGAAGCACTCAGGGAACATGGACCAGGGATCAGGAGAGCATACACATACAAAGCTTTAAACAAACTTATACAAGGATCGGCTGCTGACATGACAAAGAAAGCCATGTTAGAATTATACAAAGAAGGTATTATACCACATATACAAATACATGATGAATTAGATTTATCTATCGAGAGCGAAGAACAGGCTAAAAAAGTCATTGAGATTATGGAACATGCTGTTACACTAGAAGTTCCTAACAAAGTAGACTATGAGTCTGGAAACAATTGGGGGGAAATAAATGGTTAAAAAATACTACGAAAAATTTTTAGTATGGCAGTTATATAACAGAAAAGAAATAGTATGTTTCATAGCTGGATTTATTATAGGTGCAATAATATTTTAAAAATGTATGGCGTACTTAAATGCAAATATACCTGTAACGTACGCTCAAATAAGAAGAGAATATTTATATGATCTTAAAAGTCATCATGGCGAAGTTGAAGACTGCGTGGTTTTTGGAATTACTGCGATCACTGGTCGTCCGATTTTGTTCCACGCAATTATGGAAAATGGTGCAGTCTTCTACCGTTTACCAATCTCTGCTTTCATACAAAGAGGCTTTAAGCCAAAAGAAGTTCCTCAACGTAGGTTGGATGAGCTGGAGCTATGGAATTGTTTTAGCTACTATCCTGCTGTTACTAGTTGGGACATCTTAGACGGACAATCTGGTAAATATATAGGTAAAGATAAAAAATGGCACTCTGGTGCCTATTTATTTACGGTTGACTTTGCACACCCAGAGAGTAACATAGTCGACACTGATCATTCAGAGATACCACACGAACATAAGTGTGCACACATAATGGCCTTAGATGATGGTAATTATGCAGCTCAGCCAAACAATAGAATTATATGGGACATACCTTCGTTTACGGTGAAGGATAATATCCCGGACTGGAAAGTGCAAACCTCTGAGTGGAATGTAGAAGATAGTAGAGCTTGGCGTACAGAAGATACGGACAAGTTTTTCTACGAAATTGAGGAGAAGAAAAAATGATTAATAAATGTAAAAGAATTTGTTGTAAAATTTGGGACAAAATAAAATCTTTATTTACACCAAAGAAACAATAATGATTGGGGGTTGTTATGGACTACAGGTTCACAGCAATACTTATAATTTTGTTATGTTTGTTGGCAGTTTTTGTACGGCCACCACAGCCGTTGCAAGTTGATCCAAAAAATTATATAATCCCGCCACCAAAACCAAAAATAAATGATTGAAGCTGTTATAGGATTACTGATGTTTGTAAACGGGGAGATTAAAGAGGCTCGTTTGCAACCCTCTATGGCTTTATGTTTACGAGGCAAGCGCGAAGCTGAGAGAACTTATTCTGAATCCGTCACTTATAAATGCTGGCGTGGTAAAGCAGAACTAGAAGACAATATTGATGGTTCAAAGTCAATCAAAAAACTCATCATCGAATAAAATTGCAAAACAATTAAAAGATAGACGATACCATCAGCGTGTGGTACGCTCTAAGAAAGTTTATGACAGGAAAAAAATTAATGAAGATACATACCGAGATAGTAAACGGGATTTGTCCTGAGTGTGAAGAATATACTATGTTGGTAGGTGTAACGAGAACTTTTTATAGATGTATGTCGTGTGGTTCTGACTTAGAACAACATGTTAATGGTGTTATAAAATACATTCCTAGGTTGTCAGGACCCATTCTAAGATCTAAAATAGAACAATATTTCGATGGCGAAGAAGTCTAAATTTGGTGTAAATACCTACGTAAAACGATCTAAACCTAGGATCGGTAGGCATAAAAAACGTATGAATAAATCAGAGAAAAAAAATTTTAAAAAATATCGTGGCCAGGGCAGATAAGGGTTGACATTATTTTCTGGGATATTATATTACATTTAGAAAGTGAGAAAAACTATGAAAAAGATAAATAAAAAAGACGATAAAATGTACAAATTTATGATTAAATATATTGATAAATTTGACAAACTAATAGCACAAGCACAGAAAGAAAAAGACAAAGAGAATTTTGACTTTAGTATTCATGCTTTGACTGCTGCTATCATGAAACAGATAGTTATAAATAATGTCATGTACTATAATACTACTGACAAAATCAGAGAAACTATGCAATCGCTTCTTGATGATGAAGTTAATCATAGATATATTGAAGCAAAAAAAGAGCGTGAAAGGGCTCGACTTAATTAATGAAAGATAAAGTTATAAAAATTATACCGAAAGGTATAACACAAAAACAATGGGCAAATCTTTTATTAGAATTAAATCTAATGAAGACAGCCTGGAAACCGTATGGTGTTAACATCACAATACAGGCACCAGGGCTCAAGAAAACAATACTATGGGGTACAAAAGTTGGCGGACAAATACCAGAGTAGAAAGGCCGATAATGGATCTTATTATTCTAAGCGACGGACTCTATCATCTAGTTCCGATAACAAAGGAATTAATAGGGGATATGGTCCTGGTACAAGACATTGATTTGTTTGAGTTGTGTGAGATCATACGACTAAAACTAACAACGTACTACGAGAACCCTATTAATCGCCATGTCATGAATGATGGCAGTGGTGATTTTTATGGGTGTATACAAAATTGATGACCGGTTAGTAGGCGTCTATACAAAAGCTTCGCGCTAAGTCACTAACGTTAGCTATGACCCGACTACAGCTGAAGGGTAGCGACCAAAGCCGGACGGAGTTCTGCAAAGTTCCTGAACGTGAGGATGCAGGCTCCGTATATATGATTAAATTGTATTTTGTGGTGTGCAAGTAAATCTAATAAACATGTTGTGTTTATTGACTTCTTTTCTACCAATCTCTTCCATTTTCTTTTGGGATTCTTTGTAACCAAACATCAAACAATCATACTGACTATTGAATAGTTCTGGCCATTGGTGAGGCGGCATACATATCTGTTCAGTTTGAGAACAAAGTATTAGAGCTAAAATAAATTTCATTGACACCTATTGTAAATTGTGAGATAAATCCCATATTAATCTTTAATTAAAGAAAGGAGTATATCAGTATATGACTGACATAACAAAATATAAAAACGTGTCATTGTCACACAAGACATATGATACATTGGATCAGCTTCGTAAGAAGATGGTGCCAAACACGGTGTTAAGTAGATCACAAACAATCACCGTTTTAGTAAATGAGAAAGCGAGTAAAATGAATGGCCGACTCAAAAAAGAAAGATAAGATAATCTGTCCTACCTGTAAAGGTAATGGGTATATACGAATCCCATACAGATTAGCGAAAGAGGAAGTCACTGCACAATGTGGTGTGTGTGACTCGGAAGGAGAAATATATCCAGATGAGGTTGATGATATTTATATTGATTCTGATGGTATTCACCGGTTGCAGTAGATACAAGTTTGATGGCTTTGATCCAGCCACTGCAACGGTCAGATGGATTGCAAAGGAGGTAGTTAACAATGGAAGATAGGATTGAATATCTTGAAAATCAAAACAAGTTTTTAAAAACTAAACTCGAACAACTAACTCAAAAATACAAAGAGTTAGAACATGAGTATGATAAAGTTTGGGAGGAAAATAATAATTTTAGACTTATTAGAGGTGCAGGTAAAGTATTATGATTCCAGATACTGATCGAGCATATATTGCAGGACTCTTTGATGGAGAGGGCAGTATCTATTTTGCTAAACGACTCGAAAAAAAGAAAAAACATAACGGCAAAGGCTATCGAACTTCTATGTCACAACGTATTAGTATGGAGATAACCATGACCGATCGATCTGTTTTAGAATGGGTGCATGAAGTATTAGGTGTTGGGACTTTGGTTAAAAAACCTAGAAAAGGTTTACGTAAGGACGGCACAAAATACTTGATGCAGTATAAATGGCGATGCACATTCAGAGATGCTTATTTTGTATGTTGTTTAATATGGCCATGGTCACACACGAAACTACCTAAAATTAACCAGATCATAGCGCATTACGACCCTGGGACATGCGGAACCTACGAAGGTGTGCAGATGAATGGTAAAGTAGTAGACTTACAAACGTATAAAAAGATGATGAGTTTAGAATGATTCTAAAGTTTTATATATGGTTAATGGGTTGGTCCGGCACGCTAAGTGCATGGGCATGGCGTAAACAAGCTAAAATTATACGTGGTAGACGACCTAAAAAACGAAGAGAAAGGTTTGATGATTTAGAATGACACTAGAGTTTGGTATAGGTATGTTTTTTTATAATATGATATGTTTGGGTATTGGAGCAATCATCGCTTACTATATTATTAATAATAACAATGATCTGGAATAAAAAATTTAAATACCCGACATCAACACGAGCATTGATTGATGGTAAACGACACTATGATGTAGGGACACACGAAAAGTTACCGAGTGTTACGACCATACTGCAAGCTACACAATCAGACGAGAAACGTAAAAAACTAGCAGATTGGCGTAAAAGAATGGGTGCTCAGTACGCGGACCGGGTAAAAGACATCGCGGCCTTACGGGGCACAAGCATGCATACTTATTTGGAGGGCTATATCAAGGGCGAACGACACCTTGATCTCACATCCATTGGCAAGGAAGCAGGGAACATGGCCCAGAAGGTGATAGAATCAGGGCTCGGGGACCTGGAAGAGGTATGGGGCACAGAGGTTACACTATACTATCCTGGGTTGTATGCGGGAGCCACCGATGTTGTAGGCATGTACGGCGGTAGAGAGTCCATCATTGACTTCAAGCAAACCAATAAACCAAAACAACGTGAGTGGATTGAGGATTATTTTACACAGCTAGCCGCTTATGCAATGGCCCATAACTATGTATATGGCACAGCTATACAACAGGGTGTAATTCTAATGTGTTCAAAAGATGGCTTTTTTCAGAAGTTTGAAGTTTCTGACGAAGAATTTAGAGGCTACATGCACACGTTCTTGAAGAAAGTCGACCAGTATTATGCAAATTGTACCAAAAATAAAGATAGCCAAGATACAAAAAATGATCAAAAAGTATAATGAATCCCAGTATAATTTAGCCATTTGTAGTATTGTATACACTTTATTCTATAAAAATAAAAAAAATTTTTTTATTTTTTTTAAACCTTGGTACAATTGGTACAAATTAAAAAACATAGTAATACCAATAGTTATTCGTTCATTTTTGTACCTATACCCCTTGGTACAACGTGGTACAATTGGTACAATTGTTAAAAAACCTAGTAATACCAACGAATTAAGGGGTCGCGCGCGTGTTTTTATTTATTATTTTATAAATTATAAAACCTGGGGTATACAGAAATCATGAGAAGACCGAAGAAATCCAAATACCGACATGTGATAATCAAAAAGAAGAAATATTATTTTTATTCTATTACATGGTTAGATATCACTGGGGATTCTGGGCATAGTACGGCAGAAGAATTTAGTAAATTCAAACCTAGTATAATGGTTACACAAGCATATTTATTTAACAAAGACAAAAAGAATATTAGAACGTTTGCATCATACGAAGAAGGTGATGAGTTGTTTTCAGATCGTAATGTATTTCCAAGAGGTTGTATATTAAAAATGGAGAAGATTAAGATTTAATTTTTTTAAGAGCTAATTTAGTTTTAACTATATTCATCAGCCTTTCATTCTTCTCTCTGGCTTCGTCAGGATTTACCTTGACGTTCATATTGAGTTTTCTGTCTACGAATCTACCATCAGCTTTCATAATAATTTCTTGGGCTCGTATTGCATCTGCGAATCTACCTTTCTTTTTAGCAGCGTCACGTAGTTGTCCTAACGTAGCTTTCTGTCCTGGTAGATCTTGTTCATACTTTGAGTACAATTCTTGTTTGAGAGCATCATGATAAGCTACCACCAGTGGGTATCTATCTACATTCATGAGTCTGCTTCCATAATCTTTTGGATCAGCATATCCAGCCAGCTTCGCAGCTTCTGTTTGACTACATGGCTCACCTTCATGGCCATATACTAAAAACATTACAAACTTCTCTTGTTGTGCTGTCAGTTTCTTTGGTAATGACATAATACTTGTAATATATCCCATAATTTGTATATATCAATATAGAAATATGATAGACGGAAAGACATTTAATCAAGGTTTGCAAAAATTTATGAAAGCTGAAGTTACCAAGAATGCTAGGGTACAGATACAATTACCCAATGGAGAATTTTATGACATCGCTGGAATAAAACTTCTTGAAAATAAAATTATTGGTAGTAAAGAAACTCATAGACTAGTTTTATCTTGCCAAAAACCTACAGAAAGTATGGGTGATCCTATAAAAATTTTGTAAGTAGGCTGGACTGAATTATGCCTAGCAAAACTATAGGATTAGAACGTGATTTATATAAAAAACTTAAGAGAGAAATTAAAAGTATATCGTGGATTAGACTTGAAAACAGGGTCTTATTTGGGACTCCTGATCTATTGGCTTACTCTCGTAACAAGCACTTTTTTACACTTGAATTAAAGCGGACAAAGTCCAGCAAAGTCCAGCTATCCCCGCACCAAGTTGCCTTCCACGTGAAACATCCAAAAAATACCTATGTGCTTGTAGCTTGTGACCCTAAGCTTGGGTCTTATCGCTTGTACCCTGGCGCTCGGATCCTGGAGCTTGTTGACTCTGGCTTGAAGCTTGAGCCCTTGTGCGCTGGTTGGGATGCTTGCCGCCTGAAGCTTGAGAGCTTGTAAGCTTGCGCCTTTGCGCCCTGAACGCAGCGTAATATTTTGGGTGATAAAAGGTCATTGAACGCTATCCTATCTGCAATGGTTAATGTTTACCGTAACACACGTTTGGTGTGGACCTGTCCCAGCACTGTCTGCAGGTGCCGCACTGGTTCCCCTGATCTGGGGCCGGGCACGTGCGCTTATCCTGGCTGGTTACAGTAGACGTCCACGGCCAGAAGTTAACTGGTCCCTGGTCAATCATGTGTGATGACATTCTAATAATTAAATTTGTTGGTATTGTGGCAGGGTCCAGCTGCTTCAGGAACTGGGCCTCCCGCGTTGGCATCCAGTGCTGGGTCTTGCTTGTACGCTTGCACACTTCAAATATATTTTCTAGGTGCTGCATGCTCTGAATATCTCCTGAGTCATGCCAGCGAAACCAGCTCTCACCTGTGATTAAAGCCGTCATTGCTTCCACCCACTGTGGATGTTCGAGCGCTTGCAGCCTTCGATTCAGGGCAGCTTGTACATTGTTGAATCTATATCTCCCCTTCAGGGC